TTTTGTTGTTATGCGATCCTATTCTGGGACTCGTATGTCAATAGATGGTGAGGAGTTTCGTATGATTAATGATGATTCCGTAGAGGGCGTTGTAGCAGACCCCCGTGGATTCGGTAGAGTATAGGAGATATTATGGCTACAGAGGAAAAAATAGAAGAAAAGCAAGAAGATCAAGTTGAATCTCAAGAGGTAGAGTTTGAAATAGAAGATGACATGCCTGAAGAGGATAGAGCTGTTCTTGCAAAAGATAAAGAAAAGAAAGAAAAGCCTAAGAAAGCTAAAAAGTCTGATGATGAAGATGAGTTAGATAAGTATAGCGAGGATGTTCAAAAGCGTATTAATAAATTAAAACGTGAATACCATGATGAGAGAAGGGCGAAAGAAGCTAAAGATAGAGAGATGCAAGAAGCTATTCGTTATGCTGAAGCTGTACGTAAAGAAAACGAAAAGTTAAAAAAGACTCTATCTAAAGGTGAAAGCACTTTACTTGAAGAGGCAAAAGCTAGAGCTGATATGGCTTTAGAGTCGAGTAAAGCTCAATATCGTAAGGCTTATGAGGATGGAGATGCTGATGCAATGGCAGACGCACAGTCTAAAATCGCAGATGCTACATTAATGCGTAATAAATGGGCTGATTATAATCCTCAGTATAAGGAAGAAGAAGCTTCAAAAGAGGCTTTACAAGAATCTCAAAATGTGTATAATCAAACTAATAAAGTCCCTGAACCAGACGAAAAAGCTAAAAAATGGTTTAGCGAAAATAAATGGTTTGGACAGGATGACGAAATGACTGCCTTTTCTTATGGGCTGCATGAAAAATTAGTAAAAAGCGGAATTGATCCTAGAAGTGATGAATATTACGATAGGATAAATGAAAGGCTAAGACAAGTCTTTCCTGACAGATTTGAGAACAATGAAGAAGACGACTCTGATCTGGTGGAAGCAAAAACGTCTAAAGCCAAAATTGCACCGAGCAACGTGGTTGCCCCTGTGAAGCGGAACCCGTCTTCTAAAAAAATTACGTTAACAGCTACTCAAGTTAGTATGGCTAAGCGATTGGGTGTACCTCTCGAAGAGTATGCAAAACAAGTAGCACAACTTAATAGATAAAAGGAGACGAAGATGGCACAAGCTAATAAAAACCGCACTAGTAGGGAACTAGAAGCACGTAACAAAACACAAAGAGCGAAAAACTGGGTACCTCCACAACAGTTACCTGACCCAAACCCTGAAGACGGATTTAGGTTCCGTTGGATAAGGACTTCTTTATTGGGGCAGAGAGATGACAGAAATGCATCTATTAAACTGCGTGAAGGATGGATACCTGTCAAAGCGGAAGATCATCCAGAGATTGTTACTCAGTATGGATTTACTGGTAATAAAGATGGGAACATCGAATCTGGCGGATTGATGCTTTGTAAAATACCAACTGAAACTGCTGAGAGTAGAAATGCATATTATGCAAATCAAAACAAACAGCAGATGCAGGCGGTAGACAATAATTTCTTGCGAGAAAACAATCCTCGTATGCCGCTCTTTAGTGACAAACGTTCGACTGTTTCTCGTGGTAACGGTTAAATTTTGATTTTAGGAGTTTATTATGGCTTATCCAACTGTTGATGCTCCATACGGTTTAGTCCCAGTTAATTTAATTGGTGGCCAACCTTATGCTGGCTCTACAAGGCAGATGAAGATCGCTTCTAACTATGGCACTAATATCTTTAATGGTGATGTTGTCGTCCGTGCAGCGGATGGTACTATCCAAAAAGAGACAGGCACAGCCACAGTTACTGCCACAGGCGTGATTGGTGTTTTTGTAGGTTGCACTTACACTGACCCAAACACAGAACAAAAAGTATTCAAGCAATATTACCCAGCTAATACAGTCGCTTCTGACATTCAGGCTTATGTGGTTGATGACCCAGATGCTTGTTTTAAAGTTGCTGTTGTATCTTCTGGTACTACTATTGCAGGCACTGGATATACATCTATTGGTAGTAATGCAGCGTTAGTACAAAACTCAGGAAGTACCACTACAGGTAATTCTAAAGTTGCTATTAACGGCATCGCTACTACATTATCTTTACCAATGAGAATCGTTGACGTAGTTGAAGAAACTACTGATGCATCTGGTAACTACACGGAAGTAATCGTTAAGTGGAATGCACCTTATGAGAACAGCAATGTTGCTACAGGTGGTCACGCTTATATGGTTGCTACTGGTTTATAATTAAAGGAGTATAAATAATGGCTATATCACGCGCACAATTATTAAAGGAACTCCTACCAGGTTTGAATGCCTTATTTGGTTTGGAGTATCAAAAATACGGTGAAGAGCATAAAGAAATCTTCGACCAAGAATCTTCAGAAAGAAGTTTTGAGGAAGAAGTAAAGCTCTCAGGTTTCAGTGCAGCACCAGTTAAAGACGAAGGTGCAGCAATATCTTATGACAATGCTCAAGAAGCATGGTCTGCTAGATACAACCATGAGACAATTGCTCTTGGATTTTCAATTACAGAAGAAGCTATGGAAGATAATCTGTATGACAGCTTATCAAGCAGATACACTAAAGCTCTTGCTAGAGCAATGGCGTACACAAAGCAAGTTAAAGCTGCTGCAGTTCTTAACAATGGCTTCAATAGTAGCTACGCTGGTGGTGATGGCGTTGAGTTATTCTCTACAGCTCACCCACTTGTTTCTGGTGGTACAAACTCAAACGAGCCTTCAGTTAATGTTGACTTAAATGAGACTTCACTAGAAGCTGCTATCATTCAGATTGCTGGATGGACAGATGAGAGAGGTTTATTAATCGCATCTAGACCACTTAAGATGATCGTTCCACCTGCTTTACAGTTTGTTGCTACAAGACTCTTAGAGACTGAGCTTAGAACTGCTACAGCAGATAACGACATTAATGCAGTCAGATCAATGGGAGCTATTCCTCAAGGTTACACTGTTAATCATTTCTTAACAGATACTGATGCATGGTTCTTAAAGACTGACGTTCCTAACGGTCTTAAGCATTTTGTTAGAACTCCAATGCAAACAAGCATGGACGGAGATTTCGACACAGGTAATGCTAGATATAAGGCTCGTGAAAGATACAGCTTCGGCTGGTCTGACCCATTAGGTATGTGGGGTTCACAAGGAGCATAATATTAATTAGGGGGTCTTTTGACCCCCATTTTTAAAGGTCTTATTATGTGGAATACACCAGAATATACTGAAATGAGATTTGGTTTCGAAGTTACAATGTACATTGCTAACAAGTAAATTAGATCCAAAAGAATAAACCTCCCCCTCCTAGGTTTTCCCCCGTTTTTACGGGGGTTTTTGTTTGTGTTTTAAGAAATTTTATGGTTTAATACTTACTGAAGGCTTTATGTTTTTACAAGTCCGCTTTTGTGTTTTTCATGGAGTTTTCGTCTGGGGCTATTAACCTAGCCCCTGCATTTGTTGGAGGGACAAGTTCTAGGATAAATTATCTTTACTAACTGACCTAGCAGACGTTGCAGAGATAGTAAAGAAAACCCTTCTGCAAAAGGAAATAAAATGGCAAATACTACTTTTTCAGGGCCAGTTAAAGCTGGAACAATTAAAGATACTACAGGTTCTACTGTAGGAACAGACGTAGCAAACGTAGGTTCAGTCGTAATGACACAAGCAGCTAATGTTGTTTTTGGTGATGATGGTACAACTACTACAATCGCTACTTTACCTGCAAACTCACAGATTATAGAAATATACGTTGATGTTACTACTGCATTTGATGCAGGTACTACTAACACTTTAGACTTAGGTGATGGCACAACAGCAGATCAATTTGCTGATGCGTTAGCTCTTGGTTCAGTTGCTAGAGTATTAGCAACATCTGATGTTTCTCAAATTACTAACTTAATTGATATTGGAGCTTCAGACGTACAAGTTGTAGCTACTTATAACCAGACAGGAACTGCTGCTACAGCAGGTGCTGCTACTGTTACTGTAGTTTACGTACAGAACAATAACTTATCGTAAGGAGTGACTCATGGCAATGTCTGATGTAATTGCTGTTACAAGAGGCACTAGTGGAACTATTTTAGCAGGTAGAGGTAGAGTAAAACAATTAGTTGTTCATACTGATAGCTCTGGCTCCCCTGCGGTAGTTTTAAAAGACGGTGGTTCTAGTGGCGCAACAAAATTATCTCTTACATACACAAACAGTGATGTACATTCGTTAAATATTCCTGAAAATGGGATATTGTTTGAAACAGATATTTATGTAGATATTACTGCTTGCGATGTAACAGTTTTCTACGCATAGGAGATAAGTTATGGCTGTTGTTTCTTCTATTTCACGAGTAAGAACTTCAGAACCATTTGAGCTTCAAGTATCTAGGGGACAAATTTCTTACCATAACATACAATTTAAATTTGGTTATAATCCTGTAGTTGGTAATTCTAAAGAAACAATTTGGTCGCAGGGTGGGTTATATGCTTATCCACCTTCTGCTTCCGTTATGACAGTATCTAGTAGTAATACAAATGATACCTCTGCTGGCACAGGTGCTAGAACTGTAGAAGTTTTTGGATTAGATACAGATTATAATGAGATTAGTGAAGTAGTTACTTTAAATGGTCAAACTCCTGTAAACACAACAAAATCATACTTAAGAATTAATCGTGGTATTGTACGAAGTGCAGGTAGTGGTGAACAAAATGCAGGTATAATTTATGCAGGAACAGGTACAGTAACCTTAGGTGTACCCGTTAATATTTATCTTACTATTGATGGTCAGGGAGATAATCAAACTTTGATGTGTCTTTGGACAGTTCCAGCTAACTATACAGCTTTCCTTGTTAAGATGTCTTTATCTACAGGTACATCAACAAACACTCCAGCTATTTTAAATGCTGCTTTAGTGGCTAGACCTTATGGAGAAGTTTTTCAGGCTAAAGAACGTTTTACTTTGACTGATGGAGTCCATGACCAATTATATGTTTACC